TATTCAGGTTCAACGGACAGGAAATGTGGCTAGTGTAATTGGTTACACATTGCTCGCAATGGGATCTTTGGTAAAATTAGCAAAAGAGATTTACAACGATAGTTTGGCTCAAGATCAAGATGGTGATCAAATCTATGAACTGCTTTCATTTGTATTGCAAAATTCTTGGAATGAAGTTCCAGCAGCTTTAACATGGTCAAATTATGATGCGACTGAGATTTGGACAAATGCCCAAAATATCGGACTTGGTGAAATAGATCAACCCGGACTTTACACAATGGAAAACCGAGCAGCCGAACCTGATACTGTTTACAACATTGCATCATTAATTGCTGATTCGGCTTTTGGTTATATGTATGAGGATAATCAAGGTCAAATTGGTTATGCTGATGCTGACCACAGGCAGAATTACCTTATAGCCAATGGTTATGTTGATCTTGATGCCAATCATGCGCTAGGTCAAGGCTTGCAAACCACTATTAGGTCAGCTGACATCCGCAACGATATTTACATCAATTACGGCAACAATTTTGGCTCACAGGAAACCGCCACAGATGCAGCCTCGATTGCCTTGTATGGCTACAAAGCTGAAACCATAAATTCAGTCATCCATTCATCAGCTGATGCTCAAGAGGTTGCTGATCGCTACATTGACCAAAGAGCTTACCCATTACCTAGATTTGACAGCATTACCTTTCCGATTACAAACCCCGAAATTGATGACGCAGATCGAGATGATTTGCTGGGCGTGTTTATGGGAATGCCAGTCAACATCCAAAACCTGCCCGACCAAATATCTGATGGAGAATTTGAAGGATATGTCGAAGGTTGGCGTTGGAGCACTCGCTTCAATGAATTGTTTTTGACTCTCAATGTTTCACCAGTCGCATTTAGCCAAGTGGCGATGCGCTGGAATTCTGTGCCTGTGGTCGAGGCGTGGAACACTTTAAGCCCGACTTTAACATGGGAATACGCTACAATCGTATCCTGATAATAGGAGAATAATGGCAACCACTACTAACTACGGCTGGACAACTCCAGACGATACCGATTTGGTTAAAGATGGCGCAGCTGCAATTCGCACGCTCGGCTCATCTATTGACACAACAACAAAAAACCTAAATCCAGAAACAACACTAGGTGACATTGCTTATCGATCAAGTTCTGCAAATGTTAAAACTAGATTGCCTTTAGGAACTGCTGGTCAAGTATTGCGAGTAAATTCTGGTGCGACTGCTCCAGAGTGGGCAACAACCGCAGATCAAACACCATTAACAACAAAAGGTGATTTATTTGGATTTGATACAGCTGATGCAAGAATCCCAGTTGGCACAAATGGACATGTTTTAGTGGCAGACTCGACACAAAGTCTTGGCGTCAAGTGGGCTGCACCTTCTAGCGGTGCTTTGACTTTAATATCAGCCACATCATTTTCAGCATCATCTGCACACAATGTTGATGATGTATTTTCTGCAACCTATGATAATTATTTAATTTTAATTACACCAACTGCTATGTCCACAAATCTTTATGTTTCAATGCGTATGCGGGTAAGTAGTTCTGACAACAGTTCTAATAATTATGGTTGGTCAGTAGTAGAAAATAGTTCAAGCAGCTCTGCCCCTGCTGGCAATTACAGTAATGGTTTAATCAGTTCTTGGTATTTGATGAATGGCGATGGTGCTAACTTCGTTAATGGTTATATTGAAATGATTATAAGAAGTCCATATTTGTCTGCTAGAACAGCTTACAATTCTAGGGTTGCTTCAAATCAAAGCACAAATTCTTATCAAAATCACGGCGGGGGAATGTTGTCCGTTAATACTTCTTACACAGGCTTTACTTTAATACCAACCGCAGGAAATATGACAGGAAATGTGAAGGTGTATGGATATGCAAACTGAAAAAATAATAGTAAGTAATAAGAATGGACAGCGTGAATTAGAAGGTCAAGAATTAGAGGACTTTTTAACTGACAGAGCAAAAATGCAGGCCGAAGTAAAAGCAATAGAAGCCGAAGCCGAAGCAAAGGCACAGGCTAAGGCTGCATTATTGGAGCGTTTGGGCATTACTGCTGACGAAGCAAAGTTGCTGTTGTCTTAGCACAATCCCTCAAAATTGTTTCATGAAGCCTTGGTTATCTAAAGCAGCTGTGCAAATGCGTGAACAGATCGATGATTCCTTCCCAAAGCGTTTGCGTAAATCTGATGGGTGGATTGGTGATGCTAGACATAGCGCAAGAAAAAGCGATCACAACCCAGACCCAAACGCCAATTTTGTCGTTAGAGCAATCGATATTGACGCTCGGCTTTCTGACGACAAAGGGCTTTCAGCATATTTGGCAGATCAAATTCGATCATATGGGAAAACCAATGGTCGCATCAGTTATGTAATCCATCAAGGCAAAATTGCCTCACCGATTTTTGGATGGCGTTACCGGACATATAAAGGAAATCCGCACAATCATCACATCCATGTCAGTTTCAAGAAAGATCAAGATAAAAACTCAGACTTTTTTCACATCCCACTACTAGGAGGCAAAGCATGAAACTATCTAATAAACACAAAGCTGCAATTAAGTCATATTTAAGAGCTGTGGCTGCATCAGGAATTACTGTTGCTCTTGCCATTGTTGCAGACATCCATCCTGCTTATGCCACCTTGCTAGGAGCGATCGTTGCGCCACTTGCCAAAGCACTTGATCCAAAATCCGGCAAAGAGGCTGATTACGGAATCAATGCGAAATGACCGCAAACGAATGGGTGGGCTTAGCCGTTGGTTTAAGCACACTAGGCGCAACTGGCTTGCTGGCTCTACGCTGGGTTATTAAATCTTACTTACAAGAGCTTAAACCGAACGCAGGCAGCAGCCTAAAAGACCAAGTTTCAAGATTAGAAACTCAAACTTTGCAACTGCAAGAGCGTGTTGATGATCTGTTTGTCTTAATTAGTCAGCGATAATTTTTGTCATGGCGAACACACGCAAACGGAAACAACACACTAAGGTCAATAGGCGGAGAGTTCGCCAAACTCCAGAACCATTAACAAAACTCGATCAGCATTACATTGCTTTGAGAGAATGCTACAAAGCAGCTAGAAAAGCAGGATTCACACCTGAGCATTCTTTTTGGCTGATGACTGAATCACGGACATTCCCTGATTGGATTGTGGGCGATGGTGGGATAATCCCATCCATAGATCCAACTGACGATGAGGATGACGATTAAGCGTTACTTGGTGATTAGTGATCTGCAAATTCCATACCATCATGAAACAGCTGTAAAGAATGTCATTAAATTAGCAAGGAAAGAAAAATTTGATTGTGTATTGGTAGTTGGAGATGAAATTGATTTTCAGACTATTAGCCGTTGGAGTGAAAAAACACCTTTGGCTTATCAGCAAACTTTGGATGATGACCGCACAATTACTCAAGAGATTCTTTGGAATCTCACAGAGCACAGCCGAGAAGCTCACAGTATCCGCAGCAATCATACTGATCGCCTATATAACACTTTATTAAAAGTCCCGGGCTTGATAGCCCTACCTGAATTGCAATATCCAAAGTTTATGGATTTTGAATCTTTAGGCATTACTTTTCATAAAACCTTTTACGAATTTGAAAAGGGCTGGATCTTAGCTCATGGGGATGAAAGTAACATGAATCCCAATGCTGGACAGACTGCCCTGAATCTTGCCAAAAAGGCAGGAAAGAGCGTGGTTTGTGGGCATACCCATAGGTTAGGTATGTCAGCCTACTCTGAGGGGCTGTATGGGGCTTACAGACCCCTATATGGCATAGAATCTGGTAATCTCATGAACAGGGCAAAAGCAAGTTACATAAAAGGACTTGCGAACTGGCAAATGGGCATAGTTTTGATGGAGTGGGATGGCAAGAATATGAGCGTGCAAATGATTCCAATCAATAAAGATGGCAGTTTTACTGCATGTGGAAAGAGTTATGGGGCTTGAAACAGACTATATCGACCGCACGATTGATGACCATATCGATGATCTTGAGGATATTGGCGTTATCTAATCGTTATCAAACACTCCGAAAGAAATTAACCAAGCGTCCTTGATTTAGGTCATACTTTATGTATTCACAGACCGCCTGTGGATATGTAAGGGAGCGACATGATAACGATCGACTTAGGATACGCAGCCATTTATGCTGGACTAGCTTGTCTGGTATTAGTGTGGGTTTATTTGGGCATACACGAACAAGCCAAAGCACGCTACTACTGGATCGGTAGGCGTGATGGATGGAATTTTCATCGCAGAATGATTGACAACAAAGTCAAGTCAGATGAGGTATTTGACTATGACAAAAACTGAGCAAGTTTTCAATGAAGTTATACAAATACTGCACTCAAGAGGCTCACAATATGGGCATCCAATTGAAAACCATAAACGCATTGCCGAACTGTGGTCGGCTTATCTTGGTTATCCAATACAACCAAATGAGGTTGCAATTCTTATGTGTTTGGTCAAAATCAGCCGACAAGCTGAGGATCCAAGAGTCGATGACAATTACAAAGATGCACTTGGATATATTGCAATTGCAAAAATGGTAACTGAGGCAATGCAGGATGAGGATGGAGTGTGGGTAGATGGCATTTAATCTTGAGGATTATGAGGATGTGGCAACTTTGAACAAATGGTTCATTGCCAATTATCCAATGGGTAGATCTGACATTTCAGTCATAAGTGCAGATCCTGAAAAGGGTTATATCTTGGTTCAGGCAACTTTATGGCGAGATGCTAAAGATACAGCACCAGCTGTTAGCAACATTGCTTTTGGATCGAGGGAAACTTACATTCCTAACATGAAAAAGTTTTATGTTGAGGATACTGCCACCAGCGCATTGGGTAGGGCAATAATCTTACTAAAAGGCTCTGACAAAACTGCAACCAAAGATGATATGAAAAAGGTTGATACAAAACCATCATTTAAGGACAAGTTGGAGGCTCGCCAAACAATGTATGGAAAACCCGGATCTAAATCTGCACAAATTGAAAACATTTTAAGAGATAGTTTTGCAGCTGAGAAAGTCGATGCAACACCACAGGTCTGGTCAGTCGGTGAGGTTGTAGATAATTTGCCAAAGTCTGAACCTCAACCAATGCCTTGCGAAAATGGCAAAATGAAACTATTGCAAGGTATAAGCAAAGGTGGAAAGCCATATTATGGATATGTGTGCAATTGCGGAAAACCGAAAAATGAACAATGTCCTGCGCAATGGGCAAAACTTACAGCTAATGGAAAATGGTATTTTGAGGGAGGTGAATAAATGGGTGAATTATTTATTATTGACGGCTCGGGTCTAACTGCGACTTTTACGGATGACG